GATTCTAGTGCAGGATCTAGTAATGAAACATCTGAATTGTAATCAACAATCGATTCTGTTACATAGAAACCTACTTTAGCTGATGGATTTATTGAATATCTACCAAGAATAGCAGTCTGTGTATCGTAGTAAATGAAATGTTCTTTAGCGAAGAATACACCAGGACCTTGAATAATAACTCTTGACGCCATGCCGACAGGATTTGTATCAATAGTTACAACTGTTCCAATATTAGCGGATAGTGTTTCGCTTGCTTGATAAGTAGCATTTCCTGTGGTGGCGTTTGCGCTTAGATAGCGAACGTAGAGAGTTTTAGTATTTGCTGATGATTCTACACCATCAAGAACTTCTCCGACATATGCTCTAATTCCACTTGTATTGCCTGTTAGAAACTGTCCTTTAAAAGACGCAATATCGATAGTATTGTTTGAAACATCTCTATCCTTGACTTTGATATAGTGCCAATCTTTTTCAAGCTGAATGGGCCACATAAGAGTTGGATCTGGTGAAGCGCCTGGTGTATTAATAACCATGCTACCTTCTTTGAAGATATGTTTCGCAAATCTATCGACTTGCTTTTGAAGCATTGTCTGAGATTGTGTAAGTTCTCTGGCTTGAACTGCGTATCCAGGCTTATAAAGCATTCTATAATACTGGCGTGATTGATCATAATCGTCATAGTATGGATTAACGTTGAAATCAGTTGTCAAAGTGCTTAGATTAGCAGTATTTGCCATTTTGTTATGCTTTCCTCTTAGAATTTAAGAACGATTTTAAAATCTTCTGTTTGATCTTCGGCGCGTTCAATAGGAACAATATTATCTGTATATAGTATTTTTCCTGAATAAGGTTTTAAATCTGGATTTTGAATAGAACTAACAAATCGGGACGCCGCGCTTAGTTGTCCTGTTAGCAATTCTGTGGTTGGTGTACCAAATATATTTGATAGTCTAATAATACTATTAGCAGAATCCCATTGCGATACAATACCTTTAAATGTAGCAGTCTCAAATGTATTACCTTGATAAACATATTCATCTTCAATGTATTCTGATGACACTCCGTTTACTGTTAATGTCATTAATTGTGTAAACGCTGTTAGAGTGACTGAATTTTGTGTTAAATAATCTTTTGGATCTTCTATTAAGCAAACTTGTCTATAATCATTATTAATAATGATAATATTACCTTCACTATTCTTTAATCTGCCATTTACAAGAAGAAATCTACCTCCCAACTCATTTAGAGAATTAGATCCGTGACCACCCGCAGGACTTATAATTGCTCGTCCTTTAGCACCAGAACCTAAGGATGAATAGATTTCAACCGAAGCATTAGAATAATCTGTTCCTTTGTTATCAACTATTATCGATGAAACAGTGTTTGACGTTGTATTTAATACAGCATAAGCATTAGCACCTGTTCCGTCACCAGTGATAGAGATATAAACATCATTTGCTGTATAACCAGATCCATTATTAGTTAGAACAATATTATGAATGGCACCATCCAAAGCGTTATCTTGAACTTGCCATTGTAGAGAGCCATTATTGACAGAAAGAGTTTTAACAGGTATGAAACCATCATTAGTGAATCTTAAACGATCTTCGTCAGGAATGGTATACATATATTTCCAAACATAACCATCAAGCGTCTGAAAGTCGTTTGTTGTAGAAGTTGATGTTGGTTTAACTGTAGAATTAGAACCATAATTATTAGCTATACATTTATAAACATTAAATTCATCTGTCACTGTATAAAATTGAGTATTGCCGTTAAAGAAAAATTCGTTACTAAGTTTGTCGTCATAAGCGACATACACTGTATTGGCGGTCCAATCAAAACGAGGTATAACGTGCTGAACATCATTTGTTGTTAGTCTTTTTCCACCGATCATATTGTCCCAAGTCTGCCTAAAATCAAAATCGGTTGAACCAGGATTAACAGGATTATTGTCGTCTGTCCATGGAGAAACTTTTCCGATACTAATATAGACATTACTAAATAATGCTTCGGAAAGCGATTCTCTAATCTGTTTCGCTACAAATATTTTAAGGTCTGTGGATGTTAAAACAGGCAATAAAGTTATCCTCTTATAATATAGTTATTTATATAACCCAATGGTAGCGACGCCTTCCATTGTGATATTACTTGATAGTGTAATCGATGAATGTTTAATATTATATGTATTAGCATTATAAACATCATAAACAGTGTATATACCATTTGAAATGACAGGTGAATTAAATTCTACAAAAATTTGATCTCCGTTACTATATCCGTGTCCTTCTCTCTCAAAAACCACATTGTTATAATTATTTGCACTTAGATACACTCTAAGCATACCGTTTGCATTTAGAACACTTGAAGTATTTACCGTAAAGGCATTAGCATTGACTAAACTCTGAGTGTAAATTCCGTTCTGTGTATTTGAAAGATCCCCACTAATAAATGATAGATAGACATTAGACGAATTAGCCACATTATGATTTGTTAATGAAATGGTGATCGAATCATTATGAACATTGTATGTGGCTTCTCTATATCCGCTAACATAGTATGTATTTTTAAGACTCTTGAAGATACTACTGGTATTTGCGCTAAGAATAACAAGATTAACTGAGTTAGCAATATTAGCATTCTCATCAAGTATATATTCACCAAATAGTTTCATACCAGCAGGATGAATCAGATCCCTAAGATATTTTCTATAGTTATTAATGGATTCGTTAGTCTTGACAACATAAGAGAAATTCTGGTAATAATCACGATCTTCTAAGAAGTTATATGAACTTGGCATTCCATCGTCATTAATGAAACGACCTGGATATGTATAAACACCAGTGACAATGTTGGCGTATGCTTGTGCTGTTCCATCACCAAGACTTGACAAATTGATGGTTGGAGCGTTTTTGTATCCGACACCTCCAGAAAGAATTACTAATTGCTGTATTGTTCCGATAGATGAAAGCGACTCCACTAGACTTTCACCATCACCCAAAATAGCAGTTACAACTACATTTGCTCCAAATGCTGAAGCATTGGTTGAAATTACATTTGCTTTTGGAAGTTTATTTTGTTCGTAACCTGATCCTCCGACAAAATGTCCAGGTAATCCAACAAATGATACTCGTGTGATTGTACCATTAGCATCAACTTGTGATACTTTAGCTTGCGCGCCGACACCATAAGAAAAAATGTCATTATTAAATTCGATTTTATCACCAACAACGTAATAAAATCCGCCATTGATGATTTCCATTCTTCCAAGAATACCTAAAGAACGAATTACGGTATTTGAAGTAATGTCAGCCGTTGGTTGAGTCGTATAGTTATTGCCGCCGCTAATAACAAAGCATGTTTGTAGAGGACCGGTATTTGCAAATGTCCAAAAATACATTGAATTTGAAATCCAGCTATTGGCTGGATCTGTAACTGTATTAACTAAGTTAGAATACTTGGCATTGCCAATCGCTGTATTAGCTTCAAGACTAATTGTTGATGATATAACATTATATGAATTTGGATGTGTATTGCCATCGGCTAAAACAGAAAGAACATTTCCTAAGGCTCCTGATCCACCACCGCCAATTAGTAGAATATTATCGTTTGATTTGAAACCTGCACCACCAGAAACAATACCAATGGATTTAATAGATCCTTTGCTGGTCTTAGAGATAACAATTTGTGCCCCAGTTCCAGTATCTCCATTATTAGGAATCACAGGAACTGTTGTTCCTTCAATATAGTTATTACCGCCATTAGTAATACTAACCGAAATGATAATACCACCAAAAAGATTAGCTGTTAGATACTTATCTTCACCTTCTTCTGTATAAAATGTGAAGATTTTCTCTCCATCAACAAATGTTCTATTAATGTTTGATAGTTTAAGTTCAATTATTTGCTGTCCGCGTTCAAAATAACTATCAGCACGTTCAACTGTAGCATATGCATTTGTTGATAGTCCAACAATTTTGTGATTAGCAAAATTTGAAATAGCAATTGTATTAGAAACATTATTAACTCGAACGTCATTAATTTTTAATGATTTTTCTATAAACCATTTACCGTCAGAAGCACGAAGAATATCTTTTTTTGGATAATAGAAATCTACATCTTTATCAAAAAGGGCTCTAATAAGAAAACGAATAGATTTTTCGGTACCTCTAGCTGTGTAAAATTCTTTGGCATGCTTTAGAAGCATCACTCTATCAACTAAAACACTATCCGGAATTAGTTTGATATATGTATCATATAGCTTTTGCAAAAATGTGTGATACGATTCATCTTCTCTCGATGAATGGTCTTCTCCGTAAAGCGAATCTTTAAATATATCTTCAGCGATTAAATCTGGATTAAGAAAATTCATAAAATTCTTAGAAACGTAGGTAACGTTACCATCTTGTTCTAAGAACTTATAATAATATTCTAAGAATTTAACAAAAGTTTCATGTTCTTCCGCAATAAAACGTGGAAGTTGTCCAGATACTAGAATAGAAGTTTTATTGTTTGTTGTATCAGACATTATGCTTCTGGTACCACCTCAAGTTGAACTGTCGGAATAATACTTTGATCGATAGTTAATATTCTATTTCTCAGAGGTGTTATGATTTCTTCTTCAGGAACGGCGTTTAACGCTAGAACATTGGTTTCATAAAAATCATTTGAAGTGACATTTGTAGCCAGCAATGATGTTAATGTGATAGTTCCCTTATCGTATGATATTGTTCCTGCAGAATCATTGACAATGACTTTTTCACCATTAGATTTGAAATAGTATGTTCTCAATACTCCAGATTGTGAGTTTAGCTTAACAGAAGCTGTGGCACCGGTTCCAGTGTCGTCAATAATCGTAGCAGTAGCTATCGTATAATTTGATCCAGGATTAGTAACTGTAATAGAAGTAACTCTACCACCAATAATGAAAGCCTTAGCTTTTGCTCCAATACCGTCACCATTAATAACAACTGACGTATTAGAACTATAGTTTGAGCCTCCACTAATCATATCTACCGAACCGACTCCTGTGAAAGAATCAGGAATTTCTTCAAAGAAAACTTTACGAGTAATATTTGCACTATCAATGATAGAGATTTCTGGATATGAGTATAATCTCTCTGTTGGATGCGAACCCTTTTGCAATGCTGCGTTAAACTTGATCGTATAATTTTTTGACTGATTGACTGTAATCGGTACTTGCTTTTGCAAAAAGATTTGAATATCTGAACCAGTAATTGAAGGATCAGACTGTTCAATATAATATTGTAACTTTGACTTACGAAACGTAGAATCGAACTTATTCATTTCTTCATTAGAGTAAGACTGAATAGCAGCTTTAATAGTGGAAAGAATCTGATTCGTATCTTTCGTTGTTAATCTGGAGTTGTAAGTAACTTTACCACGAATTTGAACAAATATATACTCAGGATCAACGATTTCAGGAGTTACTGTCAATACGTTTCTTGTGTTTATTAGCTGATTTTTGATATTCTCTTTTTCAAGATTTGATAGTGAGTAATATCCCTTTGTTTTAAGCGAAATGAAGACTTTTCCATAAACAACAGGATCGTTATCTTCTCCACCCCAAATCGTAACAGCTTCAACATTAGGATAGTCTTTAAGAATAAGAGATTTGTAATCGTCCACAGTAACTGCTCTATTCTGAGCTGTATAACTATAAGGCGCACGAAATCTGATTTGATCAATCGTTTCTTTTTCTTGCCCAGAATATGATGAAGATACAGTTGTAGCTACAACATTACCTGTGTAGTATCCACCAATAGGATCGATGAATGAGAACCTAGATACGTTATTAGCGACAGCACCTAATGTTTCAAGATAGGTTGCAACAACAATATTGCCAATTTTTGGTTTGTATCCTAAAATACCATCACCAAAATAGAGTGAATAATTTAAATTTTCGTTTTCCTCTAAGAAATAAACAAAAGAGTTTCCTGTAAGAGAAGTGATATCACTCGAAAGAAAAAATTCTCTCGTATAGGTATTTGTTGATGACTCTTGAACAGTAATAGTTAAAGTGGTTGAATCTAGATTAGCAGAAGGAATCTCAAATTTTCTTAAAGAATTATTAGCTTCCATTAGATATTGCTGAGTAACAACTTCGCCTTGCTTAATCATGACATTACTAAAAGAGAACGCTCCATTTACTTTAGAAGCTGTGTTAGCATTGATTGTTACGAATGGATAACTAACTCCATCAACTCCTGCACCTTGTAGTCTTGTGTATTTTTTTAGAGTGATTATTGTTGGGGTAGCATCTTCAGTTCCTGAAGGAGTTGCTTTTAGATTGATTTTAGCTAAAGCACCTCGGCGAGAAGTAGGCACATAGTTAACCACTTTAGCGTGAGAGAGAACATTATTTCTTATCTGCGCTGTGTCGATAAATGCTTCATTGGCTGCCATGTTTAAGTAGAAACTATTATAGTATGTATTATACGCTAAAAGGTCGAGCAAAACAGACATTCCCGAACCTTCAAAGTCATAATCCGTAAACTCAGTTTGACCTTTAAGATAATTTCTTAGATTAGTTCTAATTGAATTAAAATCTAAATCTGCTACTCTAAGTGAGGTATTTGCTACGGACATTTATTTTTACCTAATTCTTTCCAGGAATAAATTGAATGATGCTGGTTGTTCTCTGTTTAGTATGACATACTCGATTAACACATTAAAACCATAATTGTCAATGTCAGCTTTTACTGTCACATTTGTCAATCTAACTCTCGACTCAAAGTTATTTATTAGAATTGTTATAGCGTCTTCCATAAACGTAGCGGTTAATGCATCGACGTTATCAAATAGTAATTTAGTAACATTTGAACCAATTTCAGACTTAAAAGGACGTTCATAGTAATTTGTAAAGATTAGATTTCTAATTGATCTTTTAACTGCGTCAGCCCCAGTTTTCTTGATAAGCTGCTTTGAAACAGGATGAATTTGAAAATCCAGATCTAGATCGGAATAATCAGGATCTCTACTAATATTGACTGTAGCCATAATGGTCCCTTTAGTATTTTATGCTATTTATGCGAATTTATTCCAACTATTAATAGCTTCTTCGTTTCCTGCAGGTCTATCTGGAGCCTGTGATCCTCTAGAAGTACCTTTTTCACCTGATGCTGAACCAAAATCAAAGTCGAGCTGTAATCCTAATGCAGACATAAGTTGTCCTAAACCACCATTTAGATTTAGTCCAGACGGTCCATCCACATTAACTGATGTTCCGCCAGTAACATGTGTAGTTGTTTGTCCTGAAACATGTGTCGTAGAACCATGTAATGATGCTTCGCCTGTTGCTCTTAGATCGAGTTTTGATTGTGCTTTAACTTCAACATTGCCAGCCTGTGAGTCAGCTTGAATATCACCAGTTGCGGCGCTTAGTGCAATATCTTTCTGTGCTTTGACTTGAATGCCGTTTTGTTCGGATTCAATACCAAAGTCTTTCTTAGATTTGAATTTCATATTTTCATCGGTGGATTCAACATTTACAGCACCCTTAGACTTAACATGATATTCACCGTCTTTAGTCTCACTATGAAAGTTACCCTTTTCAATATTCTGAGTTATATTACCTTCCTTAGTTGCTAGATTGACACCACTCGCACCACCAATGTGAACCTGATCCGATTGAGAAGCGACTGTGACAGATCCTTTAGAAACATAAGCAATACCACCACGAGCGATCTTAGCTGACGATCCCATAATCTTTTTGTTTTCATTTCTAGCCTGTGTATCAATATTACCAAGAATATGTCTATTATGATTTTTCGCTGCAAGATTAAAGTTACCGAGAACTGATAAATTATAATCTTTATGACATGTAACGTTATAATCTCCATACACTCTTAAAGATGCGTCACCTTTGACTGTGATATCTTGTGCTCCAGATACAGTCATACGATCTTCACCAAAAACAATTTCATACTTACCATTGTGAGCGGTAATGTGTAGTCCGCCTTCATGATCCATCTGAATAGCGGTGCCACCTCTATGCTGAATAGTGATGGTCTCTTTACCCTGCGAGTCATCTAGCTGAAAGACGTGCCCAGAGCGAGTTTTCCAGGAGAAGTAATTAGGATAATTACCAGCCTTCTGCTGTTTACGAGCATCACCTTTGTGTGGATGATCCCATGTTTTTTGTGTCTTACCTTTTGATCTATTTGTTCCGCCCGTTTCCGCCATTTTCTATCCTTACATAAATCCTACGCCAAAGTTACCTGAGCCAATCATACCACCAAGACCATTTAACATACCACCGTCAAATTCTCCGCCTTCCATATCAATTGGATTACCACCCTTAGTATTCTTCTCGACAATCTTAGACATTTTTTGTGTGTCATCTGCTTGATTTAATTTCTCATGCATTTTCTTGGCATCTTGTTCTTGATCTCTTGTCATACGTTTCCACAAATCTTTCATTGTGCCGGCACTTTCACCAAACATATTTTGGCTCATACCTTGAGCAAGACCTTGAACTTGTCCAAGAATACCTTGTATCTGACCAGCTATTTGTCCAGCGCCACCACCTCCTCCACCACCAGTTCCACCACCACCTGATCCCGAAGGTGCAGGTATAGTCGGACTTGATAAAGGATTTGTCGTGACACCGGTCCCATTAATAGATGCTGAATCTGTACCTTCAAAATAACCTAGCGCCGGAGCTCCAGTATTACTTGTCATAGATTCAAGAAATGCCATTTCTGTATTAGCATCATCGGAGCCATACGATATGATAATATTACCATTAACATCAATTTCTTGTAGAGCAACACCCCACGCAGTTTCAATTTCATTTACCACATTATCTAATTTTTCTTGTCCGAATAATGATGTGTCCCATTGCAATCTATGAAGAACACTCATCAATTCGTCAACGTTTGTTGCTTGACTTAATAAATCTTGTGCGTTTTGTAGATAAGTTTCTTCATGAACCACATCGCCTGTAAAATACGATACACCACCGTTGACTTCGAGTCCTTGAATTAAATTTGAAAGACTATTGATGGCAGCTTTCATTTCAGCTGTCTGACCTTCAATAATTTGATACATTCTTGTGTTTTCTGGAGCATTGAATGCTGATATAGAATTATTGCCTAGACCACCGTCCCACATTGCACCACCAGCGCCTGTATTAGCACCATTAGGAACAAATGACTCACCGCTAGAAAAGCCTGAAAATCCTGCACCATATCCGCCACCGCCACCGCCTGCGCCCCCTCGACCAGCTAGACCTTGAAACATTTGTCCAAGAGACATAATCTGTCCCATCATTTGCTGCATCATCTGACCATTCATCATACCATCATTGGTCTGTTTTGCAGTAGGGACTTTCTTAATATCTGGTAGTCTAAAACCTGCCATGTTAAACAAAGCGCCATGCATCGGCAAACCATCTAATAGGTCTAGAGAATGTTGACCACCTTTTTCAATAATTTTTCTAATCTTTACACCATCTTCATCTTCTGTCTCTTTGATATCAGGAGCAACATTTACATTTAATTTTGAAGTTGTTAGTTTCTCAATAGTTTTAGAACCACCAAGTTTACTAGAGCTTCCACCTTTTTCTCTCTTTGAATTAGTCTGACCGAGAATAATACCACCATTCATACCAAGCTGCTTTAATACAAGAACAGGTGTTCCCGGATCCATAATTCCAGGAAATGCCTGCTGACCAAAGCCTGTTGGTGACATTGATAGTGGATTAAACGCTAGATGATCTAGGTCAACTTCTGTACCATGATCCAGTGGAGAAAAATATTTTTGATTGCATGAGTTATCATCTGGTTTATTTTCACCATCGTCGGAAGCAACCACACAAACTTGGATCTTAGAGTCAGGACCCGGAAAATTATTATAACCAGCCATTATTAACCTCCCAATGTATTTGCGATACAATCAAGAGTGGTTGTTGCGAAACCACCAAATTGAATATTATGTGTCATGTGAACTATCAGATAATTTCCTGAACCATAGACTTCATTTTCATCATATCTATTTTTCCATACAAAATTAAATACATTACCAGCATGAAGCCATGGTGACCAAGGAACTGTTATTCTTAAAGCAATCTTATCTTTTTCTAGTAGACCCATTCTCGCTTGTCTTTTAAGTAGCCACTTTTCAATTTCCGATTCACAACCTGTACCTTGTTTTTTAGCGGTACCGAAGTTCGTCATTGCTTGAAAAATATTAGCTGCGTTTCCTCCACTTATTGCACCGACAATATCAAATGCAGCATTTACATAATTTGAGGTTTTAACAGCATTGAGATTTTGACCTTGAGGACCGATACCATTTAAGATATCCGACAATATATCAAAGTCACAAGGAAAGTTATATGTAATTGCTATATTGAATCCATCAGAAAATGATGTGCCTCCACTAATTGCGGTATCTGATGCATATATTTTATAACCAGGTGTCTGTTTAATGAGACTACTCAATGGTCTAAAATTATGCATATTTCTACCAAACCCATCAATTGTCATATAGTGAAGAAAAGACGGATCGTCACCTGATGCCAGGGCTGCGTTACATTGCTGTTGAATTACTTGAAACGGATGAATTGATTCTGCAATATAATCCCTGGCAGGTCCACAATTTTCGATATAATAATGATTTACACCAATTCTTGATAAAGCATCTCTAACTATTACATCTGGTGTCTGACATTTATAAGATTTTGACATAATAGTTCTGGCATCTTCAAGAATTGAATTGTCTATGCCGTGTAAAGTTAGTTCTTCTGTTTGAGCAGTGTTTAACGTGGAAAAACGTCTATTGTCACAACGATAAGTTGTCATATTGATAGTCATCTGTCTATTACTATTACTATTGTCACTAATAGAGAGACCTAGTGTCTGACCCTTAGTAGCATCCCAATTTTTAAGTCTATTGGAATATATTACAGACTGTAGTGTCACTGCGACGTGTGCTGACGGATTTAAAAGACTTTCGCCGACGATTACTTCCTTTACAGTCGTATCTTCTGGTGCAAGCCCTCCGAGCGTTACACCGGCGCTAACTAAAAAACGAGGATCATTACTTTGAAAACTACTATCAATCGGATTTCTAGATGAATCATCAGCCATATTATACGAAGGTCCTTACATACTTTGGCAAACTCTTAGTTTTTGTTCTAAATTCTTCCATGATCTGAGAATAGTATTCCGCTTTCACTACTTTAATTGTTCTTTTTGACTCGTTTAAATTATACTCATAATCATAATTACTAATAGCCGCGCCGTAGATATTTTCAATGAGTGTTTCTCCATCAATATTATATGCTTTATAAGAAGTATATGTAGCGAGAGGACCTTGATCATTAACCACAACATCGTTATCGGCGTCGGCAGTTACTGCTGACACATTGTCCGCTTTATATGTAGTGACATCGGCTCTGGTCGTTTCTGTTTCTATACTTTCAAACGGTGTATAATATTCGTAAGGAACTGTTAGATTGTTTTGAGTATAGCGTTCTTTTCCAATAATAGAGCGGGTTACTGTGGTAATATCACCAATGGTTCTTTCCGTCACTTTTTCATAATGATGATATGTGATCTTAGATGTTTCTATAGAACCGTATTTCTCAATAATATACTTTCTAAAAGCCTTCTCGTTTAGAGGCCAGTCAAATTGAGGATCGATAATCTGATTGGCATATAGAACCATCCAGCCTGCACCGGCGTCATTATAAAACTTTTCCGCAACAATTTCTGGTGTGTCTTGTTCCTCAATTTCATAAACAACATATGACGCTGCATTATTTAAAACTTCTTTTATATATCCTAGACGATGAAAGATATTAGTCACTTCCTCGTATTCGGAAAATGTCTGATTCCGAATATCATATTTAATTTTCGGAAAATAATCAAAAAATGGCGTTACGATTGACATCTATTTTACCTTTTAATTACCCATTCATCTATTGGAAGTTGAACTGCTTTGTCGTATTCATTTGGCTCTATACGAATAAATTGTGATCTAACATGATTGAACAAATATCTATGCACACTGGCTCTAGCAAATCCTTCTATACGACTAGATGTATTTGTTAGTAACTCCCAATTTGATAATCCTCTACCAGTGGTCGGCGCTTTTTGCAATTTTTGTTTTTGATAAAAATCAGTGAACATTCTCACCGCACCACCACGCTGGCCTTTAGACATATAGTGCATATTTAATCCCATAAAACCATCACTATATTTTTCCACAACAATAGCTAACGGATATTTGTCGTATAAAGATAATGTTAATTTATGCTTTGGATCGTATCTAAAAAAATACATAGAACCAACAAATGTCTTATTAGCTTCTGTGTGACGAGTATCTGCATCGAATAAAACATTTCTAGCCGATGTGCCTTTAAGTGATAGAGCTTTTGTCTCAAACCACTTGGCAAGTTCGTCTTTTGTATATTCTTTTGCCATCTACTTATTTAGTCGTCTTTTTGAATAGTTCTGCTTCGGTGATTATTCGGAATTCCCAGCCTTTATCTAGACAATATTGCTCGGCGGCTTTCCA